AAGCAATGCACATAGTCAATCTTCAAGCAGGAAAAATTATTGATGTATTAAAATGTAATTTAAGCATTCCACTTGCTAATGGTACCCTAGAGCAAGGGCTTAATAGACGGATTAAATCGAAACTGATGTACTCAACTTATGAGTATAAATATGAAGACGTAGCTACAGAATATGATAGACTACAGAAAAAAATATATAAGGATAAATAATGGGAAAAAAATCTTCAAGTACGGCAGCTCAACCAATAGTAGCACCAACAGCTCCAGTAGAGGAAGCTAGTGTAGAGATAGACGAGGAATCTGAAAAGAAGAGATTGAATACTGGTAAATCTTCACTAAAGATGCCAGTAACTACTACTCCAACTACAGGACTAAAGGTTTAATATGGGCTGTTGTAGTAGTTTAAGAAGAAGTGTAAAAAAGGCAGTAAAGAAAGTTACTAAACCAATAGAGAAGGCAGCCAAGAAAGTATCGTCTAAAGTTGTTCCAGACAAGATAGAGAAGGAAGTAAGTGAAGCAATAAAGAACACTAGAAGATATGCTGCTGATTTAGAGGATAAAGCTAAAGGTCAAGAGACTAACACTGAAGCTGAAATAAGAAGAGCAATAGAACAAGCAGAACAAGATGCTACAGGTTCAGCAATGGAAGCAGAAGAAATGTCTGCAGACGAAGACGAAGAAAAGACGAAAAAGAGAGCCAGAACAAAAAAGAAATCTCTAAAAACAAAACAAACTACAGTATCTGGTGCTGGATTAAAGGTTTAATAGATGGCTGAATTAGTTAGTGCAGCAAGTAGGTATGACGAGTTAAACGGAGAAAGAAGTTCTGTTACAGACAGGGCTGAATTATGTGCCGAACTAACAATACCTTACTTGTTTAGAGAGGATGGAGCATCAGCGACAGACGATCTTGAAAGAAAATATACGCAAGGATATGGAGCCAAACTAGTTAATCATTTAGTTGGTAAGTTTGCTCTTAGTATTCTTCCGCCAAGTCAACCTTTCTATAGGTTAAGTGCAACACAAGAGGCTATGGAAGCTATCACTCAAGGTGATGAAGCTGCAGCTTTTGAAATTGAAAAGGTATTGGCAACTCAAGAAGAAGGTATTCTTAGATATATTAATAAGAGTAGATTTAGAAGTAGTCTTTATCCTGCACTTAGGTTGGCTATGGTTACAGGTGACTCACTGGTTGAGAAAATAGTTAGCAATGGCTCTTATAGAGTTTTTAATATGAGAAATTATGTTATTAAAAGAGATGCTGCTGGAAATATTCTTGATCTTATTATCAAGGAAGTTTTAGACTTTGATGCAGTACCAGAAGAAATTAGAAATACTATTCCTGACGAAAAGAAAGAAGATGAAGTAAATCTTTATACTAGAGTTAGGTTAGAAGAAAAAGTATATAAGATTAATCAAGAGATTAATGAAGAGATAGTTTCTGGCTCTGAAGAAGAGATTGATAATATTTCTGATAGATTTATATCTATTCGATGGAACAAAGTAGACGGTGAAGATTATGGTCGAAGTTTTATTGAAGAGTACCTAGGTACAATGATAGCATTAGAAAAACAAAGTCAAGTAATTAATGAGAGTGCGATAGTAGCTTCAAAAACTATATTTACAGTAAATCCAAATGGTATGACTAAGTATGAAGACTTTGTAGATGCAGCAAATGGTGATGTTATTATTGGTCAAGAGACTGATGTTGGTACGATTAAAACTAACAAACATGTTGACATGCAAGTGACACATGCTATAGTTCAAGAATATAAAAAAGAATTAGCAGAAGCATTCTTACTGGGTAGTGCTGCAATTAGAGATGCTGAAAGAGTTACAGCTCATGAAGTTCAAATGGTTGCAAGTGAATTAGAAGCAAGTTTTGGTGGTATTTATACTGCTATTGCAGAAGATATTCAAATGCCACTTATTGAGAATGCAATGAAGACTCTTAAGATTGATGGTGGTGACGATATAGATATTATTGTAACTGCAGGAGTTGAGGCTCTAGGTAGAAATATTGAGTTGTCTAAGATTAATAGTCTTATTCAAGAACTTGGAATGTTAGGTCAATTAGTTGGACAAGAAGCAGTAGCTAAAACTGTAAATGTTGCAGCGATGACAAGTGCTATGGTAGCAAATAGTGGTGTAGCTAGTAAGAATTTCTTATATAGTAAGCCTCAGATGGATCAAGCTGAAATGGCTGCAAGAGAAGAAGCTATTGGAAAAGAAGCATTGACTCCAGCTATGCAACAATTAGGTGCAGGTGGAATGCAACAACTTATGGAAGGAGAATAAAAGAATGGCAGTTAAAATTATCACAAGTGTAAATGTAGTGGTTGATGCGGAACCTATCAAGAAGGCTCCAGCTAAAAAGAAATCAGCAGCAAAAAAGAAAGAAGAGAAGTAGTATTTGGGGTATGGTGGTTTTGTCTTTCCCCATCATGCCCTACTGTTAGGAAAGACTTTTATTTATAAAGGATTAGACAATGGAAATAGATAACCAAGAAGAAACAATAGAGCTTACTCCAGAAGAGCAAGCAATCGCAGATAAAGTTACAGGTAAAGAAGTAGAAGATAATAGTGTTGTGGAGCTTCCTAGTGAAACTGCAGCAGAAGAGTCAAAAGGTGACGATGCAGAAGAATTATTCGCAGGTAAGTACCAAACATTGGGCGATCTTCTGGATGGGATTGATAATCTAAATTCAGAATTGCCAAAATATGTAATTGATGGAATGAGTGATGAGGCTTTAGAACAGCATTATTTAGAACTACAAAAGGATTTTAGTAAAAATGGTAGAAAGCACACTAAACAGGAACCAGAAGGAACTGACGAAGCGAAAGAAGAGGGTTCTGAAAAACCTGAACAAGTAAGCAAAGAACTATGGAATGAGTTAGAGTCGTACTATTCTGAAAATGGTAATATTACTAATGAAATGTATGACAAGTTAAATGCTGCTGGTATTCCAGATAGAGTAGTTGACAAGTATATGGATAGTCTTGGTGCAGATCAACAAGCATTTACAGATCAGGTATTTGAGATTGCTGGCAGTGAAGAACAGTATCAGGTTATTAAGGCATGGGCTGAAGATGGAAATATTCCAGCTAAACAGATAGAAGCTATTTCTAAAATGGACTATGATGGTATGCTTCTAAGCATGCAAGGAATTAAAGCTAAATACGATGCAGAAGTTGGTTCTAGTGAGCCAGCAACTAGAATAACTGGTGGAAATAAGTCTAATAATTCAGGTTCTTATGGAAGTCAAACAGAGTATATTTTAGATATTTCTGATAAACGATATGGTAACGACAAGAAGTATACCTACGCGGTTGACACTAAATTTACTAATAGTAAAAATCTACAGTAGCTTGACAACTTTGTGTAAAGTGTGCTAGGATTCCATTAGATTATTTACTAATGACCTCAGCCTCTTTCCAAAGAAGAGATTTATTGAGATACCCAGATGTAATAAGATAAACAGGTATTCAGTAGAGGTGTGGCAAAGAGCCATAAATAATAATTTTAAACATATAAAAGGAAATTTAATATGTCAGTAGTAAGTACAAAAACAGGATTAGCATTACAAATCTATGCTAAAACAATCGCAGCAGTAGAAAGAAAGAATGTATTCAAGGAACTATGTACAGTTCAAACAATTATGTCAGGATTCTCTCACAGATTTAATGTAATGGGAACTGGAATTGATACAGATGTATCTTCATTCGCATTAGGATCAAACCCAGCTGAAACTCAATTATCAGTTAACAAAAGAGATATTACTGTTGATAGAACTTTAACATCAAGAAAGAAAATTGATAACTGGGAAAAGAAAGCAGCTAACTTTGATATGGTATCTGCAGCAGTAGATCAAAATGCAACTTCAATGGCTATCAAGATTGATAAGTTAGTTGTAGCAGAATTAAATACAGCAATGGGTGAAGCTCAATTATTAGCAGAAGATGGTTCTGGTAAAGTTGTTCAAGATTCAGCTGGTGAAGTTACTGATACAGTAATCGGTACAGGTACAACTGCAGAAGCTAAAGGTGATGCTTTATTAGAAGCTATGTTCGCTGCTGGTTCTGTACTTGAAGGTAAGGATCAAGTTGGTAAACAAAGATACTTTGTAACTTCTCCAACTATGTATGACAAATTAGTACTTTCTAAAAAAGGTGTTAATGCAGATTACAACTCTGGTGCTAATGGTTCTATTGCTGAAGGTAATGTTTTAACTATTGATGGTGTTCAGATTCTTAAGTCTAACAACTTAGATACTGCTCCAAGTAACATTAGTGCTGGTACAACTCTTGCAGGTTGGTTCTTCACTGAAGACGTAATCGGTATTACTGAGTTAATCGGTCTTAACACTACTGAGTGGGAAGAAAAGAAAGAAAAATGTTACTACACTGATGTAGAGTATGCAGCAGGTTTCGGTGTTCTTAACCCAGCTTCTTTAGTTGCTATTACTTACTAGT